AGTTGCTGGAGGGCGACATCATGGTGGAGGTTGCGGAGGACGCGCCAGACCAGGGCATGACCGACGCCAAGGGCAACATCTTGTCGATTGAGCATGGCGACGGCAGCGTCACCGTCTCCATCGACGGTAGCCCCCTGGAGAGCGCGGCATCGCGTGGCCCGCGTGGATGGTTCGACAACCTCGTTGACGATATCGAGCCCGTGGAACTGTCGCGCATTGCCGACGACCTCGTCCGCAGCATCGAGGCCGACATCGATAGCCGCAAGGATTGGGTTGAAGACCGCGCCAATGGCGTGCGCCTGCTTGGCCTCAAGCTAGACATTCCCGGCCTTGGCGGCAGCGCAGACGGCGCGCCGGTCGAAGGCATCAGCCGCGTTCGTCACCCTCTGCTGCTGGAGGCGGTCCTGCGCTTCCAGGCCAATGCCAGGGCCGAACTCCTCCCGACTGACGGGCCGGTCAAAATCAGGAATGACGACAACGACGCCACGGCTGCTGAGGACCGTCTGGCCGACGCCCTTGAGCGTGACCTCAACCACTACCTGACCGTGACTGCCAGCGAATACTACCCCGACACTGACCGCATGCTGCTGATGCTTGGCTTTGGCGGGACGCAGTTTAAGAAGGTGTATTACTGCCCTCTACGCAATCGCCCCGTGAGCGAAACCGTAGACGCCAACGATTTGATCGTGAACAATACCGCCACTGATCTTGCAAACGCCAAGCGTATTACGCATCGCGTGCATATGAAGCCTAGCACAGTTAAGCGCCTGCAAATCCTTGGTGTATATCAAGACATCAGCCTCAGCACGCCCAGCGCATCCAAAACAAATTCGCTAGACCTGGAAAAGAAAGAGGTCGAAGGCATTAGTATTGACGCCCATCGACCAGAGGATCGTGACCGCGAAATCTATGAGTGCTACTGCGAGCTTGATATTCTGGGCTTTGAACACAAGCACAAGGGCAAGCAGAGTGGGCTTGAGATTCCTTATCGGGTGACGATTGATGTATCGTCCAAGAACATTCTTTCTATCACCAGGAATTACGACAAGGACCAAAGCGAACTGCCCGAAGCCAAGGAAACGTTCGTCAAGTATACGTTCATTCCTGGTTTTGGTTTTTACGATATTGGTCTACTGCATATTCTGGGCAACACTACAAACGCCATCACAGCCGCGTGGCGTGAACTGCTCGATGCCGGCATGTATGCAAACTTCCCCGGCTTCCTGATGTCGGATGTTGGCGCCCGCCAGAACACCAACATCTTCCGCGTGCCGCCGGGTGGTGGCGCGCTGGTCAAGACGGGCGGGTTGCCGATCAATCAGGCGATCATGCCGTTGCCCTACAAAGACCCGTCGCCTGCGCTGATGTCGTTGGTTGAAAACATCGCCCAGACCGGGCAGCGCCTTGGCGGCGTATCCGAGATGCAGACGGGTGAGGGCCGCCCTGACGCGCCAGTCGGCACGACGTTAGCCATGATCGAGCAGGCCGCCAAGATTCTGAACAGCGTCCACAAGCGCATGCATGCCGCTCAGGCTCAGGAGTTCCGGTTACTCATTAAGTGCTTCCGCGACAATCCTGAGAGTTTTTGGCAGAGGAACAGGGCGCCAGCTTACCCGTGGGATGAGCAAGTTTTTCTGCAAGCCCTTAATAACTATGAGTTGACCCCTCAGGCCGATCCCAACACCGCGTCTCATGCGCAGCGCTTAATGAAGATTATGGCCCTGAAGCAGCTACAGGCCGCCCAGCCGGGCCTCTACGATCCGATTGCCGTTGATACTGCCGCTCTCCAGGCGATTGGCTGGAGCAATCCGTCGCAGTTCATGGCGCCGCCGAACGCGCAGGGTGCGCCGCCGCCTGAGATGATGAAGATGCAGGCCGACGCCAAGGCGAAGGACATCACGGCGCAGGCGCGCATGCTGGACGCCCAGACGAAGGCACAGAAGACGCAGGCCGACATTCAGATGGGCATGCAGAAGTTGACGACCGACGCGCACCTGGGCGTGGCCAAGGCGCAGCTTGACGCGCACAAGGTCGAGACCGACGCCAGCATTGCCGGTGAGCAGGTTGACGCGCAGTTGGACGACAAGCTGGCCAAGGAACGCATTCAGCTTGTGGACCTCGCCCAGAACCTCGCTGTGCATCCCTACAGCGCCGCCCTGGTAGAGCCTCTGGTGCGTCCGTCGTTTGAGAGTGTGCAGAGCCGTCAGGCTGCTTTGGACGCCTCCAGGCGACGCCCTCTGCCCGGCCTGGGCAACCCTCGCGCTCCCGGAGGCGTGCAGTGACCGCTGATCCCAAGAAGGCCGCCCGTGCGGCGCTATACATTGCCCGCAAGACGTTTGCCGATGGGGGTGATGCAGAGCAGTATACGGGTGTTGAAAGTGAGGCAGAATTGAAACCTTATAGGGTTTCATACAGAGGCCGTATGGGGCAATATAATCCTAACTATTATGACGCCATTTATGACCCGCTTTTTGACGAAAATAACGCTGTTCTAGCACATATAGATCGTTTGCAACCGCGCAAAAACACGGTATCAAAATTTCCCGTTGAGGATACTCGCGAAACGCGGCGCGGAATTGGTGATACAATATATCGAGGCATGTCGCATGAAGAATATGAAAACTTTCGCAAATCTGGCCGCATCCAAAGTTCTGGAAATTACAACATTGGTGATGCGCAAAAAGGTCTGACGTATTTTACGACATCTCCAAGTGCCGCCGAAAGCTATGCCAGCAGCTTTGCTCCTGAAAAACATAAACCTACATTTAACCGACCCGCTTACATCGTTGCGGTCAAGCGGCCCGCTGATAAACACATTAAACAAGTGCCCGGCACTGGCGAGCATGAGATTGGTGTAACGCGCCCCATTGAGGCAAATGAGGTGAAAGCGGTCTACCGTGGTAATGTGGTCGCGTATGATCCTGGTGAAAGTAATTCTGTTTCTCCAACTCCTTATCTGCATTGGGAGAAAGTGCCCCACATTGCAAAAGCAACCGGAGGCGCCACCGACGACGACGCCTTCACTGCCTACCACGGCACGCCGCATGAATTTGAGCCGGAACCTGATGCGCCCTACGGTCGGTTCCGTGATACCGCCATCGGGTCTGGCGAAGGTGCGCAAGCATTTGGGTATGGGCATTATCTGGCGGGGAATGAAGGTATAGCCAAAAGTTATCGCGATGCATTAAGTGGTGATTTAATTACTCATGAAGGCGAAAGGCCGATTTGGCAAAATAGAGGAAGTAAATCTTTTGCAAAATTAGCTTTAATGCAATCCTTTGATAAAAAATTGTCTGGAGACGAAGCGATTAGGGATGCAATGCAAGATTTGCACCGAAATGCTGCTTTTTCAGAGCGGAAAGATATAAAGCAGCGTTATTATGACGCAGTAAATAGTTTGTCTTCTATGTTAGGGAAGCAATGGAAAATTGATCCTGGCCACATGCTTGAAACTCGCGTCCGTGCCAAACCAGAGCATTTTTTGGACTGGGATAAGCCGCTGAGTGAGCAGCATCCGCATGTGCAAAAGGCATTAGAAAGTTTTGGATTTAAAGCTGATCCTGCCGGCATGCGTGCGCACGATGATGCTTTACTGGCTGCTTTGCATGGAAGTGGCCCTGAGTCTGCTATTCCTCGCCAACCAAATGATCCAACTGGGAAAGAAATACATAGAAAGCTTGTTGGTGGCGCTAGTGAGTGGGGTGAGACCAAGCAAGGCGCCATCGAAACTGCAAAAGACCTCCACGCTGCCGGCATCCCTGGCATTCGCTACTTAGACGCGGGTAGCCGTGGTCCCACTGGCGCCCCAACCCACAACTACGTTGTCTTTGACCCAAAAAACATTGACATCGTAAAGCGATACGCCCAAGGCGGCGAAGTCTACAGCAATCACGCTCCAAGGCACACAATGCAATCTCCTGCCGTTACAGAGCTAAAGCACCTTCTGACGATGCATCGCGATGAACTGCGAAGCATGAAGGGGCGCACGCAGTATGCGGCTATTGATGGCATCATGAAGCGCATCAGCCATAAGCATGGCATCGCGCCGAGCAAGCTGCATAATGATTGGATGTCCGTCTATCATCAGACGCCTGATGCGTGGGTAACGGGGGATCACGGTAACGTTGTCGACCGCGCCCTCAAGATGACGAGCCGTGGCGGCTATGCGTTTGGTGGCAGTCCTGCTGGCCTTGCTTCGGCCACTGGCGCCCCCATCAACTTTGCCCCGGCTGCTGGCGCCTTCACCGGCCTGCCGTCGCCTGGAACGCTGAACCTTGCCCCGTCCAAGGCCACTCTGGCGGCTATACGGGCGTCGCGCCCCACCACTCACACGGGATCAGGTAAGCCGGTGGAGTTGTCGCGCTACGTGCCTCCGTCCATCGCCGCGCCGACGTTCAATGCGTCCTCCTACAATCTCCCAGACAATCCTCTTGAGGAAGGCCAGGGTGGCAATGGGGACCGTTGGCATCCTAATGGCGGTGGGGCTCCGACGGGCGGCACCGCCGAGCTGGCAGCCGCTGCCGCTGCCGCTGCTGGCCCCCTTGGCGGTGGTTATGGTGATAGTGATAGTGATGCTGCCGCCCGTGGCGGTCGCATTCATCGTGCGGATGGGGGTGAGGCCTACAAAGACCCTGAAAGCCGCAAGATGGCTGGATGGGATTGGCGCCCCCTTGGCGAAGTGCAGGAACAGCTTGGGGATTTACGCGAAATTCCGTCGCATGTTGCTAATTTTGGCAAGTTCATGGATGAGACAGCGCGTCGGGCCGCAACGCATGGCTTGACCCCTCGCGACCTCATTAAGGCATATACAATCACTCGATCCAGCATTCAGCGTGAATCTAGGTCTGCTGATAAGGCTCGCGCGTCGGGCGTGCCAATTCCTCATGATTTTACTGGCAGCGTTCGTCCCGAAGGGGCTTTTGGTGAGTGGCTGCATTCTCCTATGG